AGAATCACAAGGAAAAAACAAAGAGATCGTTTAGATGACTCCTATATTAGACAAACTTTATGGGTAAGAGGTATTAAAGATGATGATGTAATAAAAGCACTAACTCCATTGGTTAAAGCAAATCTTAAGCTTAAAAGGAAAGCGAAAAATGCCTAAAAAGAGTTACGTAGATGGTCTTCGTGAACAAGCAGTTAAGTTTCTTGAGGAAAGGACTAATCCACATCTTATGAGAGCAAGAGCGGCAATGATCGACAAAGCTATTCGTGCAGCACACCTTGAGTGTAAGTACGGAGATAAAGATAAAGTATTAGGGGAAAAGTAAACAACACAATGGAAGGACAAGGAAGTCCTTCCATGACAAAACAATGCGTATAAGGAAGTGAGTAAATGAACCTATTTATATTAGATCAAGACCCATATATAGCAGCAGAAATGCATTGTGATAAACATGTTATTAAAATGACTTTAGAAACTGCTCAAATCCTATCCACAATTAATGGCGGTCCTTATAAACCTACTCATGAGAATCATCCTTGTGTTAAATGGGCTGGAGAATATTTGACTAATTATAACTGGAGTTGGCAATTAGGAAAAGCTTTAGCTAAGGAATATACTCATAGATTTGGCAAAGAGCATAAGTCAGAAGATATAATTATGTCTTTAAAATTGCCTTTAGTAGACATTCAATTAGGATCGAGTCCTTTTGTTCAATGTATGCCTGAAGAATTTACTGAGAAACCTAGTAAAGCGGTTCTCGCTTATCGCAGATATTATGTTTCTAAAGACATAGATTTTAAATATACTAGAAGAAATAGACCTTGGTGGTTTAATACACTTCCCTTGTTGGAGGATCGTAATGCTGGCGTTAATTGATGGCGATGTTTTATGTCATCTAGCATGTATGGATAGGTGGGAGACTAAGGCAGTCCGGCCTAACGATGATGGTATCAAAGTCGGACATGTACGACTAGATGAAGATGGTAAAAAGATACCTATTGAATATACTAGAGAAGAAGATACTGAATTCCTTAAGGCTTCTTACGAAGTCGTCAAGAAAGATCTAGATCGTATTTTAGAAGCCACCTTTTCGAGTGACTACAAAATGGCTGTAAAAGGTGAAGGGAACTTTCGTATTGATATGTTTCCTGAATATAAAGTACATCGTAGTAAAAATAGACAGCAAAGACATAATATGGCTGTGCCTTTGTTAAGACAATTATTAGTACACGAAGGATTGGCTGTAGCTGCCGACGGAATGGAAGCAGATGATTATCTGAGAATTTGGGCTACTGAATGTATAGAAAGAGAAGAAGAATTTATTGTGTGTTCTATTGATAAAGATCTAAAGTGTATTCCCGGATTGCATTATTATATGAGAAAAACTGAAAGAAAGATCTTTGAAGTGTCTGAGGAAGAAGCCGTTAGATTTCATTACGAACAATTATTAATGGGTGATCCTTCTGATAATATTCCAGGTATACTTGGAATTGGACCTGTAAGTGCTAAAAAGTCTTTAGCTTTATTAAAAAGCGAAGAACAGTTTCAAGAACAAGTTGTAGCCGAATATCTTGGCGCGTATGGAGACGACTGGGAAGAACAACTCTTATTTAATGGTCGACTGATCTATCTGAAGAAGACTCTAGATGATGAGTTCTCTATAGAACATTGGCCAATCGTACAGGAGTTGAAAGAATAATGTTCGACAATGGTCATTGGAAGTTTGTAGAGCAGATGGGTCTGGAACCCAAAATAGGTTTTCTTTATGTTATTAAAGACAATTATATGCAGAAACTTTATTTAGGAAAAAAGTTCTACCGAGGTCATGGAAAATTAAACAAAGGGAAAGAGTCAAATTGGCGGACTTACACCTCATCCTCCAAGTTTTTGAAGGAAATCTTTAAAGAAAGACCTAAAGATGAATTTGAATTTATTTGTATAGAAGAGTACGTAACTAAGGGTACTCTCGCATACGCTGAGACATGGACTTTATGCCATGTTGATGCGCCATTTAGCGACGTATGGTATAATTACTTAATAGGCAAAATCTTCTGGAAATTACACGAGCCGTTAACTAAGAGACATATGACGCGATTACGTTGGGCTATGGAGTTTGTATGACAATTTTAGTACAGTTGTTTGCTTTATTAATGACCTTCTTTGGATTAGTGGGTGGTATTTATTTTGTAGGGAACAAATTATGGAATGGATTGTCCTTCGAAATGATTGATTTCACCTATATGATTCTTTGTGGTTTAGTCATTATGGTGCTATTGGAAGGAGTTAAGCGTGGGGAAAATAATAAAGAGGAACCTACCGTGTCTTGATACAGGTTGTGGAAGTTCAGATGCCAGACAACAATACGAAGATGGAACATCCTTTTGTTTCTCTTGTCAAAGCTGGTTTAAGAATGACCAAGACACAAAATCAGAAATGAGTCCTAAGAATATAAGACCTCCGAGAACAGGAATATCTAAAATTCCATCTCTAGATGAGATTGATACTTACCCTATTTCTGCACTAGATGCTAGAAAAATTAATTATGCAGTTACCGACCATTATGGTGTGAAAGTTACTTATGGTCCAGATGGAAAAATTGATGCCCATTTTTATCCGTATGGAAAAGATTCGTATAAAATTAGAACATTGCCTAAACAATTCCAATGGGTTAACAAAAATAATAAACTATTTGGACAAGATCACTTCACTAGTGGTGGCAAGAGACTCGTGATTTGTGAAGGTGAGATCGATACACTCAGTGTTGCCCAAGCATTCTTTGAAAGATATTCTAAGATTTACCCTGCTGTAGGTATATCTAGTTCTACGCAAACAAAAGCCTTACTGGAACAAAGATCATGGATTAGATCGTTTGATGAAGTAGTCTTATGTTTTGACGATGATGATGCTGGCCAGGAAGCGACCGAGAATGCAATTAAGATTATTGGTTTTGACAAAGTTAAAATAGCTAAATTACAAACAAACGATATTAATGATACTTTAATGGTGCATGGTCAGAAGGCTGTTAATGAGCTCATTTTTAATGCTGAAACTTATGTTCCAACAGGCATCATTGGTAAAGACGAGTTATGGGAACAACTTGAAGCTTATAATAATATCGAGTCAATGCCGTATCCAAAATGTCTTGAAGGTATTAATACAAAGACTAAGGGTATGAGAGAAGGTGAGATTTCTCTGTTTATCTCCGGAACTGGTAGTGGTAAATCAACTATTATGCGTGAGATAGAGATGCATGTTCTCGAAGAAACTAATTCTAAGATAGGTATTGTTTCTCTAGAGGAATCTCCTGCAGAAACAGCGAGAAAACTTGCTGGCATGTATCTGATGAAAAACCCAGCCAAGAGTGAAATACCATTAGAAGAATTAAAAAAGGGATTTGATGCTGTATTTGGATCTGATAGAGTAATCTTATTAGATCATCAAGGAGCTATTAATGATAATAGTATTATTGAGCAACTTGAATATATGTGTCTCGTTGGTTGTAAGTATTTATTTATTGACCATATTACTATTCTAGTATCTGAAGGAGTAGACTCTCTTACAGGTAATGAAGCAATCGATAAAATGATGAATGAATTATTAAAAGTTGCTAAGAGATATAGTGTATGGATCGGTCTTGTTTCACATCTTAGGAAGACGAATGTAGGTGGTAAGTCTTTTGAAGAAGGCAAATTACCATCACTAGATGATATCCGAGGTTCCGGTTCAATCAAGCAAATCAGTTTCGATGTAATTAGTTTTGCACGAAATATGGTAGCAAAGGAAGAACGGGAAAGGAATATGATCCTTACGAGAATTCTTAAATGTCGGCACACTGGTCTTACGGGCGTCGTTCCTGGTGCTCGCTATGACTATGATACCGGTAGATTATCAGCTGTTGATGGCAATATAATTGAAGATTTCGTTAGTTTAGAAGGAGCGTAAATGGATATTGAAACACCCTGGTCTACTGTCGGGTATTTGACATACAAGAGAACATACTCAAGAAAGTTAGACCCGGATGGCGATGATAGCTCACCTACTGAAGAGTTTCCTGATACTATTAATCGAGTAATTGCTGCTTGTGATACACAATTGGATTGTGGTTTTGATCAAGATGAAGAGGATAGACTGAGAGAATATCTATTATCTTTGAAATGCTCCGTTGCTGGACGTTTCCTATGGCAATTAGGTTCATCTACAGTTGATAGAATCGGTCTAGCTTCTCTTCAAAATTGTGCGTTTACTGTAGTTGATCACCCTATTAGACCTTTCTGTTGGGCTATGGATATGCTTGCACTTGGATCAGGTGTAGGATATAATATTCAAAGACATCATGTTGGGAAATTACCACCGGTACGTGATTGGTTTTCTGCTCCGACCAGAGTAGATGACGGAGGTGCTGATTTCATTATCCCAGATTCGAGAGAAGGCTGGGTTAAATTTCTAGGTAAGACTTTGAAAGCAGCCTTCTTAAGTGAAAGAAAAGAAAGTGGTACTTTTACATATTCTACACAAGTGATCAGAGGAAAGGGATCTCCAATCAAAGGCTTTGGAGGAGTAGCTTCTGGGCCGGAAGATCTCTGTGAAGGAATCAATGATATTTCAGATATCCTTAGAGATAGAGCCGGGAAGAAAATCAGACCAATCGATGCATTAGATTTAATGAATATCATTGGTAGAATCATTGTAGCAGGTAATGTGCGTCGTTCAGCACAAATCGCTATTGGTGATCCAGATGATATTGAGTT